ATAGGACAAGAGATAACATTTCCGAATCTTACAGACCTACAAGTTGTTGCATTAGAAGAACCATACTATTACATGAACGTAGATGGTGATAGATTATATCTCGACTCTGCAAAACATTTAACAAACCAAAGTTTATTTCAAGAAGAATGCGTAAAACAATTACGATTTAATCCGCCAACATTAAAAACAAATGATTGGAAGAAACTAACAAACATATTATTAGAGAACGCAGAAGTAACAGAACCTGCAGAAGGCACAGGTACAAAAGATATATTGCGTAATTATCTTGAAGACTATTGTGTAAATAGAATACAGAAAGATGACTTCGAAGACCTTAAAAACGGTGGTACATTTACCAAAGAAGGCTATCACCATTTTGTGTTTGATAACTTCTTTCACAATTATTTATCTAGAAAACATTGGAAGGTGCCATATCAAAGAACATCACAGATGTTAAAAGACAATTTACATTGCACAACTAAACGTGTGGGTAGACATAAACTGTCTGTATTTGCTGTAGCTAGATTTGATAAACAAACAGAAACATACAAACCAAAACCATTTAAGAAGGATAATTACTAATGAAATTTTGTAAAAACTGTAAAACAGAAAAATTATTTATAGAATTTTATAAAGATAAAAGGGCTAAAGATGGACACAAAGGAGAATGTAAAGAATGTTGTAAAAGATATCCATCTAGAAATAGGAAATTATTGTTTTCTCCCGATGAATATAGAGAACATCTTAACAAAGTTAATTTAAAACGAAAAGAGCGTTTTAAAAATAATCCAAAGCTACAAGAAAGAAAACGAGAACTTGCTCGCGCATGGAGAAATAAGAATAAAGATTATGTAAACGCTAAAGCTAGAGAGTCTTTTAAAAATAATCCAAAGAAAAGAGAGGAAAGAAAACAGAGGAATAGAGAATACAATAATAGACCTGAAATAGTAAAAGAACGAAAAATTAAATGGTATGAAATGAAAAAAAATAATCCAGAGGAATATAAGAAAAAAATGGATCAACACGTTATCTGGTGTCGAAACAGAAGACATACTAATCAAGAATATAGATTAATGGATAATTTAAGAGGAAGAGTAAATATTGCTTTGAGAAGGCATAATGCATTTAAGTGGAAAAGCACTGCAAAATTAATTGGGTGTTCGGTGAAGTATCTTATGAAACATCTTGAGAAACAATTTAAACCTGGAATGAGTTGGCAGAATAGAAATGAATGGCATGTTGATCATATTATCCCTTGTCACGCTTTTAATTTAACAAATCCTGAACAACAGAAGAAATGCTTTCACTACACAAATTTACAGCCTCTTTGGGCTTCAGAAAATTATAGAAAAGGAGTTAAAATATTATGAGAACAATAATATACGGACCACCAGGCACAGGTAAAACACATACTTTGTTAGGACACATAGAAAAATTTTTAGAGACAACGGACCCAGATAAGATTGGGTATTTTACATTCAGTAAGAATGCTGCACAAGAAGGTAGAGAAAGAGCTGCATTAAAGTTTAGATTGTCTATGTTAGATGACCTACCGTACTTTCAAACACTACACTCTTTTTGTTTTAATCAACTTGGATTAGCTAGAGATCAAGTAATGAAAGAAAAACATTACAAAGAATTAGGTGAAAAGATGGGACTAGAAATAGAAGGCACACAACAAGACGAAGATCATGACAGTGTATTCTATTCAAAGAATCCATACATACAATTAATAAACATAGCACGATCAAAAGAAATAGATCCTGTAAAGTATTATCATCTTACAGATAACCAACAAGTATCACTAAACAAATTAAAAATTATATCAGAAGAATTAGAGAGATATAAGTCAGAGCATGGTTTGATTGACTTTCCTGACATGATAGAAAAATTTTTAGCTACAGGTGAACCACCAAAACTACGTGTAATGTTTGTTGATGAGTCACAAGATTTAAGTTTGATACAATGGAAGTTGGTAAGACGAATAGAAGAAGCAGCAACAGATTCTTTTATTGCAGGAGATGATGACCAGGGTATTTACAAATGGAATGGTGCACATGTAAATACATTTATAAACTTAGAAGGTACAAGAAAGATATTAGAACAATCACATAGGGTGCCGCAAAAACCTTTTGCTCTTGCAAATAAAATTATTAACAGAGTTAGAAATAGAGTAGAAAAAAAATATTATCCAAAAGATACGACAGGATCTGTAAATCGTTGTCAGAGTTTATATGATGTAGATTTTACCAAAGGTAAATGGTTGGTGCTAGCAACAGCAAACTATATGTTAGGAGATATAGGTGATGTGTTAGATGAAAAGGGATTGTATTGGCAAAGAAGAAAAGCAACACCAAGAGTTAAAAACATATACGAAATTATACAGAAGTGGGATGAATTAAAAACAGGTGTACCTATGCACTTCAATGATTGTAAAAAAATATTTAACAAGATGAATAAAAACTGGGACAAAAAACTATTTAAGGCTATGGTCAAAGACCAGTTCTATGACATAGATACATTAAAAGATAAGTATGGTTTGCAAACAGAAGCCGATTGGTTTGAGGCATTAGATGAATTAGGTAACGAAGACATTAGAAAGATATCAAAACTAATAAAAGCAGGGGAAGATTTATCTGGAACACCAAGAATAAGTATCTCTACAATACATGGAGTAAAAGGAAACGAAAGAGAGAACGTAGTAATTAACACAGAACTATCTGGAGCAGCTTACGATGAATATCAAAAGAATCCAGATGATACACATAGATTGTTTTACGTTGCATGCACAAGAACAGAAAACAATTTATTCATAATAGAACCACAAAGGAAAAAAGCATATGACATCTAAAGATTTATTTAAAGGTACAACATATAATTCACTAGAAGAGCAGGTAGGCGGGAAGCACTATCGCTCGATGAAAATTCAGCCCGCAGAGTTTATAAACGAAAACAAATTGCTTTTTGCAGAAGGTAATGCTATAAAATATATCTGTCGACATCAGTCGAAAGGGAAAGAACAAGATATAAAGAAGGCAATACATTATTTGGAAATGATACTAGAGAGGGACTACTCATGAAACCAATATTTAAACCACAGACAGAGTGGCTACCACCACAAGATTTTCCTGATCTATCAAAGTACGATGAGATCTCAATAGACTTAGAAACAAAAGATCCAGATCTTAAAACTATGGGCTCCGGTTCTATAACTGGACGAAGTAATATAGTTGGTATAGCTGTAGCTGTCCAAGATTGGAAAGGTTATTATCCCATCGCACACGAAGGCGGTGGCAACATGGATAAGAACATGGTCCTTAAATGGTTTCAAAGTGTATTAAATACAGATGCAATTAAGATATTTCACAACGCTATGTACGATGTATGTTTTATTAGAGCTGCAGGCCTTAAAATCAATGGCACTATCGTAGATACCATGATTGCTGGCTCTCTCGTGGACGAGAATCGCTTTAGATACGATTTAGGTAGTTTGGGTCGAGATTACCTTGGAATCGGTAAAAACGAGGCTGTATTAAAAGAAACTGCAGACTTATGGGGTGTAGATCACAAAGCAGAGATGTACAAACTACCAGCCATGTATGTAGGAGAATATGCAGAGCAAGATGCAGACTTAACTTACAAACTTTGGCAAGAAATGAAAAAACAAATGTATCACGAAGATGTAGAAGATATATTTAAATTAGAGACAGAACTTTTTCCTTGCCTAGTTGATATGCGTTTTTTAGGTGTGCGTGTAGATACCCAAGCAGCATATGAATTGAAGCAACAATTAATAGAAGAAGAAAAAGAATGCTTATACAAAGTAAAAAAAGAAACATCAGTAGATGTTCAAATATGGGCTGCACGTTCAATAGAGAAAGTTTTTCAAAAACTGAACCTACCATACGACTTAACTGCCAAAACAAATTCTCCATCATTTACTAAGAACTTTCTGCAGAACCATCCTCACCCGTTGGTAAAACAAATAGCTCGTGCTAGGGAAATAAATAAATCTCATACTACATTCATTGATACCATACTAAAGCATCAACATAAAGGTAGAATACATGCAGAGATAAATCAAATTAGATCCGATAGTGGTGGTACTGTAACCGGTAGATTCAGTTATAATAATCCAAACTTACAGCAGATCCCTGCACGTAACAAGGAACTTGGACCACGGATCAGAAGTTTATTTATACCAGAAGAAGGTTGTACCTGGGGTTGCTTTGACTACTC